GTTCGTCGATAGACTCTGGTTCAAACCCAGCGCAGTAGGCTAGCCCACGACAAGCCTCCGTGAAGTTTGCCATGTGTGGTAATTGAAACTCAATCTCTGCGTGTTCAATGGTGTCGAGGGTTGCCATGGTGTTGGTGTATGTAAGTTTAATCATAGTTATGTATTCGTTGATAAGAAGCAGGGCGTTGTGTCTCCCATCCAAGCTCCAACTTGGTTGTAGTAGAAGAACTCTTCCGCTTCTTCCGTTGTCATGTCATTAGACTCTAATTGTTTTATGACCTTGCTCTTGTCGTAGCAAACGATTGGCTCCTGCCCACACCGTTCTACCACTCCAATAATACAATCATCGTATCCATCCATGACCAATAGGTCGAACTCGTCTGGGTCAAACCCAGCGAACAAGGCTGTTAAATCTTTAGTTGCTTCTTGGCTCATAGTTATAGAAACATTGGTTCAAAGAAGGCAACCTTGGAGCTGTGAACAACACCACACCCAACGATAGGCTTGGCGGCATACACTCTTCCGTAGTTCATGGATGGGTGGTCATGTTCTACGCCACATCCTACTTGCATACCAAAGACACACTCGTGTTGGTTGGCGTGATATACGAGGCCAGCCTGGGCGTGTAGGTGTCCTTGGACAAGAGAGTTAAACTCAGCTACGGCATTCTTATACGCTGCCTGTTGTCCACCTTTACCCTTGTCTCCGTGACGGTAGATGACATCATCAATCATTAGGTCGTGGTAGCGAGGGTGGATTGTCCAACCTTCTAGTTGCCACAGGGATTGGAAGTCCTTCATCAGATGCTCTGGTATGCCTATAGTCTTAGCCTTACGGGACGGCAGGTCACTATGGTTACCCTTGAGGTAGTCTACCGATGGGAAGGCTTTGTGTAGCTTTCTAACCTGCTTAAATGCCTCTGCAAACTCATCCTCTGCACTTGGCATGGATGGGTCTTTCTCGTGGTAAGAGATGGAGTTCCAATCTACTAAGTCACCAATGTGAACAACACGGTTACACTTGTGCTTCTTCTCTATCTTCTTTAAGAACTTGATGTAGTCTTTGTGCATCGCTGGGCAATGCGTGTCACCGATAATAAGGACTGTGTTTTTCTTAGTCATAGTATTAGTAGTATGGTTTGGGTTAGGTGAGCTACATGCGCTCGCGGTTTGTGTGGCTAAATGTTCCCATAGGTTCCCATTGCTCCCTGCCCTGTATCACCCACTCTTCTAGGTAGGCTAGGTCATCGGAGTATAGGGGTGGCTCAGAGACGATGGAGGTAAACCCATCAAACTCCAATGAATCATTGGTAATAAACTTGACGATAACATCACAAGACTCAGCCTTGTCGTTGTCCATATTGAGCATGTATGTATAGTTCATAGTGTTGGGTGGCTGGGGACGTAGTCTGTGGCTGGTTCGATTAAACCCTTCTTGGTGCATTTGTATACGGTGCGGCAACACTCGTCTTGAAAGTCTTTGATGGCCGTCCAGTCACTCTCTGATCTGCTTACCCTGCTGGTATTGATTAAGGTCTGGGCTTCTTCTTCTGTAAGCTCTTTGTCTTGGTGGCGTTCGATGAATCTAGCGCAAGCCCCCGTCACCTGTCGGTATTTAGTTAGTGCTTTATCGTTCATAGTTATTTTGTGTTGGTGATGTGACGTTCTAGTTGGGCTAAGGCTCTCCATGCTACGGCAACGTAGTCTCCTTCCATCTGGTGGCGTATGAGAGCATCTGACTCGTCGGCAGACTTTGACTTGTCCCAATGTAAAGGTTTGTCTGGGTGGTGCTGTTGGTTCCCTAGATATGACTGATGTGATACGGCAGCTAGGGCGTGGGGGAAGTAGTCCAAACAGCCTGTGCAGACTGGATAAGTTTTGCGTTCTTGTGCGTTGTCTGGGAAAAGTTCTGTCATATCATTGTGGCAAGCAGGGGAGAGTTGCGTCTCCCCCGCCATGCGTGTGGGGTCAATGGTTGGCTATTAAAACGGGGCTTCAACTAACTCTGGCTCTGGTGCAACTGCTTCAGGTGTGAAGTCATCCGCACCACTGTTACCAGCATCCGTTGGGTCTGGCTCTTTGGCATAGCCAAGGTAATCGTCGAGATAGTCCTGCAGGATGTTGTCGTAGTAGTCTGCACGGGCGGCAGCTTCGTTGGACAGGGAGTTACTAACCACAGCGAAGAGAGGTTTCTTAAACTTCACAGCACCCTTCTTCTCGTCCGTCGCTTCCTTGATGGCAACAACTGTGTCGTTGTATAGACCGATGTCACCATTGACGCTATCGACAAACTCAATCCAGGCTGTAAGAGCAGCACCCTTAACTTGGAAGTTGATTAGCTCGTAGTCCTCTGAGCCTGTCTTAGCCATAGCATAGATAGACTTGGTGAACTTGGCTCCTTGTGTAACCTTAACGTCTGACCATGTGCCAGTAGCAACCATGCCGTCCTTGTTACGAACGGTTAGCTTGTCACCGATACCACGAACTTCGTTAGACCATAGACCAGTTTGCTTGGCCTCAGAGAAACCTTTAACTGTGTTGAGTTGATCTAAGACAATGAAGGCTGTTGAGATGGGCAGGTGCTTCTCTGTGCTTACTTCTTTGTCCCAGTATTTCCAGTCGCCAGACTGCGTGTCCCACTCTAAGAATTTAGTGGCAGGGTTGGACGAGCCACCCCCAGTTGATGTGTTTCTTGTTCTACTCATAATGTTATATTGGTTGATGTTAGTTAAGGTTTTATGGATGTTGGTTAGGTGTGTCAAGAAGATTTTTTCTTCCTCTGTTTGGCTGTGCGAACCTTGTGACAGGCCACACATACAACTTCTTGTTTACCGTAGATCATGTCTCTGAAGTGTGGGGTTAAAGTCTCTAGGGTTTGAACATCCGTGAAAGGTGTGATGCCATCTACGTGGTCAATCTCATACACACTCTTGGCCCTCTTCTCTAGGGTTCCGTCAATCTTTGTGCGTCTCTCCTTCTCTGACATTCCCATCTCCTTGCCGCAGTCTACACAGACTAAGACGAAGCGTTCTCTACCTGTAGCTGGGTTGATGCCACGCTGACGAACCGATTGTATGAAGGTCTTGCGGGACGAGTTGCGCCAGCAGGGTCTAAGGGCAGACTTAATCATGGTGCGGAACTTACCTTCCGTCATGCCCAAGACTGTATTGATTTCACCCCTAGCCATGTTGTGCTAACTCTTCTTCGGTTGGCTCGTAAGGAAGGTCTGGCTCGTCTAGCTGTGCTAGAAGGTGCGTGGTGTCCTTCCCTGCCCGTTCGTGTGCGTCAATAAACCCTTTTCGCATGAAGGGAAAGTAATGGGAGTTTGGGTGGTTAATGCAGTTAAATGCAAAATACCCAATGCTGCGAATGTTGTCCAACATTGTGTCGGCATATTGTTGACACTGGTTAAGCTTGTCTTGCAGGTCGTCGACCTGTTCTTGTAACTGTTCTTCTTTGTCTATTGTCATAGTTCTGTTATCTCAGTAATGGTGATGGGAACATTCGTCTTCCTTAGTTTGTATCCTTTAGTCTTGCTACCAGTAGTCAAGCATTTAATTGCTTCTTCCTGAGTGTGTGCGGTTTTGATAGAACCACAGGGTGAGGGCATGTCGAGACGGGTGTATGAAATCCTGTAGCAAGGCATCAATGAAACCTTCCTATGTGGTTCTTAAAGATGAACTTACCTTTCAAATCACGCGCACCTTCACGCTGCTTGGCTATGTTATACTTCAATGAAACGTAAGCCCCATGCTCTGCGTCTACTCGCCTAGCCTCATCCACATCCTTGCCATCAGGCCATAGAAGTAAGATGATGTCGGAGTCATTTTCAATGTCACCAGAATCCTTTAGGTCATACAAGGTAAGACCAGACTCACGCTTGGCTCCCTCACGATTGACTTGTGCTAGCAGGAAGACGGGAACGTCCAACTCCATAGCCATCAGTTTCACTTGGTGTGATACCTCAGCAATGCCGTCGTTCTTTTTCATGTTGCGATCCCAAGGAACAAGCTGGAGGTAGTCTATGACAATCCATTCAATCTTGTGCTTACGCTTATACATACGAGCCTTGGCACGTAGCTCGTCGATACTCTTAACGTAGTGGTTGGTGAAGATAGGAGCCTCCGCCATCTTGTCTGTTGCTTCCCATACACGCTTCTGGTGTTCTGGTTTCATCATCCCATCATGCAAGCGGTTGAGTGGTGTGGCGGCACAGGTTTGAATCATGCGGTTAGCCAGAGACTTAGCTTGCATCTCAAAGGAGAAGTAGAGGCCAGGTATGTTGTGCGTCACTGCGTTCTGTAAGACGATGTTCAGAGCAAGGGCAGTCTTACCACAGGAAGTAGGTGCGGCAATCACCATCACCTCTCCGTTGGCTACACCACCACAGCTAAGTTTCTCATCTACCTGTGCAATGCGAGTGGGCATGGCAGACACCTCATAGGTTCCATTCACCATAGCCTTGTAGTCCTCTCTGAGGGCTTCGGCAGCAGTTCTGATACTCCCGTCCCCCTTACCATCATCAACGTCCTGTAGGGACTGTAGGGAGGCTTCTAGCTTAGACGTAACAGAGTCTGCCCCTTCCTCTCCTTCCTCTGCTTCCTCAATGGCGAGGCGGCAATGACGGATGGTCTGGCGAAGCTTAGACTTCTCCTTGACTATTTGAGATGAATACTTGGAGTGGGTTGCGGTCTCACAGGCTTCTTGGATTGTATAGATGGTGCTGATACCACCAATCTCATCCTCGTTACCATCGGAGCGTAGCTGTTCCAGTAGTGTGATGTCTGATAAACCCAACCCCTTCCCCACAATCTTCCCCATCGTAGAGAAGATTATAGAGTTGCGGGCTACATAGAAGTCCGAAGGTTGAATAACCTGTGACACCTCGTCGTAAACGGAACCATCTTCAGACAGAAGACAGGACGCAAGAACAACGGTCTCCGACTCTAGTGAGTGCGGGTGCGTGTTTTTAGATTTAGGCATACTAGCTGTCTTCGCGTTCCTGTTGATCCATAACGAACTCGCAAGCTTCACGAAAGCAATCCTTACCGTAGGGATAGGTCACTAGGGATTGACCGTGCTTGCTGTATAGAACGATAGAACCAAAGGTCATGTCTACGTCATAATCAAACTCCATGTCGATGCCATTCTCTTCCATCCATGTTAGGATTTGCTCGCCTGTGCGCCTCTTAGGTTTGTCAGGGACGCGCTCTGAAATCCAGTATTCGTCTCCGTCACATAGTGAGCCAACGTAGTCATCGACAAAGCGTTGGTGTCCTGAGACAACTTGTAGGCGTTGGACAAGTGTGTCCGCGTCCATGTGTTTGGCTGGGCCGTAAGGGTAGGTTGCTGTTTTAATAATCATGTTCTGTTTTGTTTGTGGTTTGGTTATAGTGAATCTTTACTCATCTCTTCAAGAGCTTCATAGCCACGCATCAGTTTATTGGTGTAGCTTTCTGCCTTTGTTTCTGATGTCAAGTCGTAATGCTCCTTGGTCATTTCTTGCAGGAAGCCATAGCGGTGTGAGGTGCGAACGCTAATTGCCGCGTATTTGTTTCCTATATACTGACCATAGTACAGGGATGAGGCGGCATCATACTCACACTTCCTAGAGGTGCGTAAGCTGGCTGAGGCTTTGTCTCTGAAGTCTTGCTCCAGCTGTGTTCGTTCGTTCTTTGGTGTTCTGTGTATGTCTTGTTTCATGTTTATGTTTGGTTTGGTTTATTATTAAATGCCACGCATTTGCATGATGGCGGCAACGGCTTTTACTTTAGCCTTCTCTCTCTTCTGCTTCTGACGGCTAAGAAAACTGTATGCTCTGGTAACATCTGGGTCAACTGGCCCGTCCCACATTTCCTTGCGAGCGACTCGCTGATCGAATGTTAAGTCTTTGAAGTTCTTATACCAAGTATTGCATCTTGATGTGTTAGCTTTTTGTTTTTCTGATATCATGTTTATGTTTGGTTTGGTTTAGTTGTAGATGGCTTGTGCCAGAAAGAGTCCTGTGCCTGTTCCGCACATCGCTCCGAAAGAATAGATAAGTTTAGTTTGCCATGATGATAAAGCTACTCGACCTACATTCATTGTCCAGATTAAACTGATAAGAAAGCCAACTATTAAAGCTCCGATGTAATGAGTGTTTGCGATCTGCCAAGTGTTCAAGCAGATGAGGGTGACTTGCAGCCATGCTAGTGTAAAGGTTTTAATCATCGCAAGTCTCTTCCTCTGGTTGCTCCATACAAAATATCCCACACTCAAAGTCTAGGTTTTTCATCGGTCTTCCTACTGCATCTTCTGGCAGTTCGTCAAGGAAAATTCTATCACCTTTGTATTTAACTAGGCGACAACCAATCTCTTTGCTTTGGGCATTGCGTTCTTCCCACACCTCTGGATGCACTTTTCTTACATGGTTCCAATAGGTAACAGATGTAGCCTTTACGCAACCAATACAGTTGGCATTGGGATACCCCAAGTGGTAAATCTTTGGAAGTCTGATGCCAGCTTCTGTGATGATCTGATAGCAGTCAGCCTTAGTAATCTTGTTATCTATTAGAATGGGCATAATGTCATCCCTTTCAAACTTCTTGAATCTATCGTATCGGTGTTGTTCTTCAGCAGTAAACCCCAGGACTATATGATCGTGAGGATTATCATCTTCCCACTCTTGTCTTGCCTTCTTCTTCAGCTCCAAGGTGCAAGGTGCGCCAGCAATACCTGACATATACTTTCTCTTTTCCCAGACCTCAACACAAGATTGAGATGGATACTTAGAGCTTTCAGCAAATTCAATAGTTACACCTAACCACTTTTCACAGTCCTTTAAGAACCTTTGATTGTCCTCGTGTTCCTCTTTGATTGGGTTGTTGACGATACGGATGGTGTTGTCAGCACCATGAAGGTCGATCGTCATCTTAGCCGCAACAGCACTAGCTGCACCACAAGAGAACCATACCACTATTGTTTTGTTTTTCATGTTTGGTTTATAGGCTTGGGATGGTCTTTGAAACCTCCAAGATAAGTTCGTTTTCTAAAAGATCTGCTGGCATTGGTGACCTCCAGATAGAGATCAGCATGAGACACTTTTTATATGCGTCAAGGGTAAAACCTTCCGCTTCGTAAATTTTTTGTGCGGCAGGGATAGGTGCGAGTGGTGTTCCCGTCTTTTCACAATAGGCAGAGGCCAACTTCTGAGCCTTGGCAATGCCAATCCCTTTCATCCCCTCAATGTTGTCGGTTGAATCTCCCATGAGAAGTTGAACCAACCAATGAAAGTCTGCTTCCGCTTGTGTTACACCACGAGGCCAGTCATCCTTGTTCCAGTTGTAGTGCCAACCTGGGACACCAAGTAAGTCTTTATCTATGCTACAAAGTATTGGGTTCTTAACCCTTCCGTTAGTAAGCATGATACCAAGTAGGTCATCCGCTTCTAACTGGTCGTGCTTACACCAGCGAGAGGCATTCGACTCCTCAAGCTTGTCCATCAAGGGAACGTAGAGGGCTGGCTTCTCCCGTCTCCCTGCTTTGTAGTCTGGATACAAGACCTTGCGGAAGTTGTCACGTCCAGACACCACGAGGTAGTGCTTCTGTGCGCGGCAAGCAGAGACCACACTTTGTATAGTAAACTCTACCATCTCGACAAGGCTTTGAAGACCCGTACCAGTAGACTCAGCCTTAGCTGCATGAGAGTAAGAGATCAGTTCAAGATCAATGAGGGCGGTTTTAGTATTTGTTTTTAGGTTCATAGTTTTGTTTATGTTATAGGATACCGTAAAATTTAGGTAAAGGTATTTGTATGGTCAAGAAGAATCGTCCTAGTTTCTAAAGAAACTTTGGTTCCTTGGTCTCAATCAAATCGGTGTAGCTCTTGGCGTTTGGACACGGTTCACCCATTACGAATGAACCGCATCCTGCTGTCTTGTCTCAAATCGTATGAGTCTGACGCTCTTTCACGTTGTCCCGCTTGGCTGTGGTAAGTGCTGTATAAGCTACGGGACGGTGTTCACGCTCCGTTAAGAGCCACCTGTTACGCTAGGTCGGTATTTATTTCAAACCTAGCAACCACCAGAACC